ACTTACATGGCCACATTGACCAAACGCAATCGCGAACAAAATGGTAAAAAAATTATAACGCATATTGGAGAATTTTCCACACTTACACAAGCTGCCGAAGCTTTGGGTATTGCAATGAATACTCTTCGTAGGTACATAACATGCCAAAAGCCTGGATATAAAATGGAACAAAAAAATCTGCATAGGCGTACCACAGGCAAACCAATAATGACTCCAAGTGGGCCATATGAATCGATATCAACTGCGGCAATACATGCTAGCAATGCCGGTCTAGCAAATGCTTTAAAAAAGATTTCCAAATGGATTAAACAAGAAAATTCTGGTTTTTATTATATCACTTGTGAAGAATATAAAGTATGGAAAGATGAGCAATGATATTCAAAAGGACATAATTCAAAATGACAACACCTGTGTTTTACACAAAATTCAGCCCAAATCCTGCTGACATACAGGTTTTGAAAGATCTAGCCCTGAGTCAAGATCGACCACATCGCCTGGATCGTCAAGGCATTACCATTTATTTTGATAATCTGGTTCAACGCCAACAATTTGTTGAATCCATTCATTACCCACAGGAGATCAAATGAAACTACCAACTTGGTCAGTATACCGATTGCTGGATTTAGATGAGCGTGAACGCATTCATCTACGCTGGTGCAAGTTAATGGGCAAGGATCCCAACTCAGAAGATCATGTGAATGAGTTTTTTGATCTTGTGGATGCAGTACCAGAACCTGATCCCACGGCCCCTCCCAAGAAAGTCAAGCCTGCAACTCCCAGTTTAACACCCTCAGGCCGTCCTCGTGGTCGCCCAAGAAAGATTCAAGAATGAAATACCTTGCCTTATGCTTACTCCTAACAGGTTGTGCAACACCTCCTGCGTTTCTAGCCAACTACTATGACTCACGAGATCCTTGTCAGACACAGGAGTTCTCTAAGTTTGATGGCACCCGACTCAAGCCAGAAGGTTATAGTCGTCGAGACTGGCCTGAATGGTGTGGTGCCGCACGAGGTAGAACACGCATTGTCAACACACACGGACAGACCATGGGTTATATCAGATGACAAATATACGCATTGCCACTCTGATGGAACGCTTACGCATACAAAGCATTCTGCAACGCATGATCAAAAGCCAAGGTCGTGAACAGGCACTGGAAACAGTACTTGAAGCCATTCGTTTAGAATTCCCTGAAAACACCCCAAACAAAGAGAAAAATTCAGTCCGTGCTAAATAATTGCAATGACTGACTCAAAATTATTATCACCAGGTGAGCTTGTGGCCATGTGCAAGAGCTTCATGGCTCGAACTCCTGCGGTGGAACCTGATCCCTTGCACGAAGGCTGGACAGGTGAACTGGTAATCACACCGCGTATGGTTGCTGATATACTAGACGCCAATAACGAAATTTAAGCTATGGCCCAGAGTCCCATACCTGGCAACACACCCTGGAAACCTGGTCAAGCACCCTATGCTGACTGGTTGAAGAAACTAACTCCTGAACAAAAGGAAGCACACCTCAAAAAGCGACGAGAACGCAAGGCCATGCGTGAAGTCATGAAGCAAACCATTGACGAATATCAAGCACAATGGGCCGCTGAACTACACAATGCGGCCTGGTCAGTGTTGATGCGGGCTCGCAAAGAAGGTGATGCACAAGCATTTGCCTCAGTATTTGATCGCATTGTGGGTCGTCCTAGTGAAGTCAAATCTGACGATGGTCGTGCCCTGCCCTGGTCGGACCAAGACATCTGATGCCACTAAGTCTAGCACAACAAGAAGTTGCCAACAGCAACAAAAGATTTAGATGTTTGATCACTGGTCGTCGCTTTGGCAAAACCACCTTGGCCATTAGAGAACTGGCTCGTTATGCAAGTAAACCCAATCGTGTGGTATGGTATGTGGCACCCTCCTATCGCATGGCCAAGGAAATAACCTGGCGTAAGCTTCGACATCGACTGCAAGACCTACGCTGGATAGACAAGGTTAATGAAAGTGCTCTCACAATCTATCTTAAAAATGGAAGTGAGATAGCACTCAAAGGTGCTGAGAACGCAGACAGTCTCAGGGGAAGAGCAGTAGATTTTTTGTGTATGGATGAGTTTGCTGACATCGATCCCGAAGCATTTTACGAAGTGCTACGCCCTACATTAGCAGACACACAAGGTCATGTGCTGTTCACAGGCACACCCAAAGGTATAGGCAACTGGAGTTATGACATATATCAAATGGCACAGGAAGATCCTGAATCCTGGGCTTCGTGGCAATTCACCACTCTGGATGGTGGCTTTGTTACTCCTGAAGAAATAGGTGAAGCTCGCAAGTTGTTGGATTCTAGAACATTCCAGCAGGAGTTTGAAGCCACCTTTGTGTCAGCAGGCAATAGAGTTTGGTATGCGTTTGACCGTGTGCATAATGTTAAACCTTATGAAGGTCGTGCCTCTGAACAAACCATTGCCATTGGCATGGACTTCAACATTGATCCCATGTCAGCAGTGATATTTGCCAGGGAGGGTGATCATGTCTGGGCCATTGACGAAATTGAAATGTATTCCTCTAACACACAAGAGATGGTGGCGGAAATCCGATCGCGGTATAACAAACTTGCCGCAGACAGAATCTGGGTCTACCCTGATCCAGCATGCCGCCAAAGAAAAACCTCAGCTGGCGGCTTTACTGACCTCTCGATCCTGCAAAACGCCGGGTTTGTTGTGAAGGCACCTGCCAGCCACAACCAAGTGCGAGAAGGTGTAAATGCTGTAAATAGCATGTTATGCTCTGCTGGGGGAGATAGAAGATTCTTTGTTGACCCCCGATGCAAAAGACTCATAGAGTGTTTGGAAAGACACAACTACAAACCAGGCACAACTGTTCCTGACAAAGATACCGGCTACGATCACCTTACTGATGCAGCCAGATATTATTTCGACTATGTGTGGCCCGTTCGCCGCAACATAGAACCGCAGGCTCCACAGCGATGGGGTCACTCAATAGGAGCCAGATAAATGAGCACAATAAGAACCATAGACGAACAGATTGCAGATGCACTGAGCAGCAATACCACCTACAGTGATTTTAGACCCCGCTGGGAATATCTTTACCAAAGCTACATGGGTGGTCAAGAATACCAGGATGGTGCTTTTCTCACAAGATACCAATTGGAAACAGCCGCAGAGTATCAAGCTAGACTGCGTAGCACTCCACTAGACAATCACTGTGCGTCAGTGGTGCAGGTTTACAATTCATTCCTGTTCCGTGAAGAACCTGATCGTGATTTTGGCAGCTTAGACAACTCACCCGCTGTGCTCAGCTTCCTTAGAGATGCTGACCTTGATGGTCGTAGCATGAATGCGTTCATGAAAGATGTGGCCACCTGGGCAAGTGTGTTTGGTCACTGCTGGGTGTTGATTGCCAAGCCCAATCTAGGTGCCATCACTCTAGCAGATGAACAAGCCTTGGGAGTGAGACCTTATCTAAACCTAATGACACCCTTGGCTGTGACTGACTGGAACTATCGCCGCAATGCTCAAGGTGTATATGAGCTGGACTATTTCAAATACATTGAAGAGTTCACAGACTCAGCACAGACCATCAAGATATGGACAAGAGAAACCATTGAGACCATTGAAGTAGATACCAAGAATAGATCAATCAAGTCTGATGTTGTGGAGCCCAATGGCCTGGGATACATTCCTGCTGTGTGTGCCTACAACATGCGATCAAACATGCGTGGCATTGGCATCTCAGACATCACTGACATTGCTGACAGCCAGCGAATGCTGTACAACATCAACTCAGAGATTGAACAAAGCATTAGAATTGATTCTCACCCGAGCCTCGTGAAAACTCCAGAAACTCAAGCAGGCATTGGTGCTGGTTCAATCATACAGATGCCTGACAATCTTGACCCTGGACTTCGACCTTACATTTTAGATTACAATGGTGCTGAACTTTCAGCCATGTTGGAAGTCAAACGCAATATTGTAGAAGCTATTGACAAGATGGCCAACACCGGTGCCATTCGTGCCACTGAGTCCAGAACACTTTCAGGAATCGCGATCGCTACTGAATTCCAATTGCTCAATGCCAAGCTGAGTGAAAAAGCAGACGGCCTGGAACTTGCGGAAGAACAAATTTGGAGTATCTTTGCTGACTATCAAGGCACTGAGTGGACAGGTTATGTGGAGTATCCAGGCTCATTCAACATTCGTGATGTAGAGAACAACATGCAGACTCTAAGGATTGCCAAAGAGACTGCCACAGATCCAGGCGTTTACAAAGTCATTGACTATGAGATCTTGGAACTGCTGGGCAAAGAAGAGCCAGACCGGTATTTGACCAACACTGATGGTTTACCTGGTGCCTATGTGCCTGCCACGACTCCAGGTGTGCCCCCAGGAGAGAACTGTGCCAATTGCTCATACTATAATCCTTTTGATCAAGGCTGCAGCAAGTGGGATGAACGAGTAGATCCTGTGTATTGGTGTCGTGCCTGGGAAGGCGAGATTGAAGAAGAGATTGAAGAAATGGAAGGCTGATATTTTTGCCTGGAGGTGGGAGATGGTAAGTATGTCAAAGGAGACATATATGCCAAAGAAAGGCGAAATCATCAACCCACTGCTGCATGCTACCAAATGTTATGGATATCAGAAGTTTGGTGCAAAAAAGAGAGGAATCTCTTTTGAACTTACATTTGAAGAATGGTATAAATGGTTCTTAGATCAAGGTGTAGACAGAAATATTCCACAAGCCAATGCTGGCAGTTCCTGGGCTATGTGTAGACACAATGATACTGGGCCATACAAGTTAGGTAACATCTACTTGGCAACCATGAGTCAGAACAGTAAAGACAAAGCAGCACCAAGTGGAAGTGCTCATCCTAACTTTCATAAAGGACAAAAGATTCAGACACCCGCTGGCCTCATGTATGTTGATGAGGCAGCAAAGCAATACAGTCTGACACCGCAAGGCGTTAGGTGGAGAGTAAAAAACAAAGCGAAAGGATTTGATTATGCCAGTTAGACGAGTTATTGGTCCAGGTGGTCGTGTTGGCTATCAATGGTCTGAACGCGGCAAGATTTATACAGGTCCAGATGCCATGCAAAAGGCTGCTGCTCAAGGTCGTGCTGCCTATAGATCAGGATATAGACCTAAACCAGGAGAAAAACTATGACAAGACCATTACCAGCCCGCGGATCGCGAACAGAAAAGAATCGCAAGCGTCCCAAACCACCAAGACCTTACAAGTAATACCCAAGATTTTGTATAATCTATAAATATACTACTAACTTTTATGAAAAGGCGATGCAACGATGTCAGACAATACATTGGCAAATGAGGCAACTGGTGCCGCAGACACATCTGAAAATCAGGCTCAAGCAACCAAGACTTACAGTCAACAAGAGGTAGACAACATGATGGCCCGTATGAAGGGGTCATTGGAAAAGAAATTGTTGAAACCCTATGAAGACCTAGGTGATCCAGATCAACTGCGTGTGTTAAAAACTGAGGCTGAAAAGCGATCTCAGGAACAAGCACTCAAGCGTGGTGAATTTGAAAAGACCCTGCAAGAAATGGCTGCTAAAAAAGATGCTGAGATCTCCAAAAGAGATTCAATCATCAAAGAGTACAAGGTCAACACTCCGGTGTTGAATGCTGCCGCAAAGTATCGTGCTGTCAATCCTGACCAAGTTCGTAGTTTGTTGCAACCATCCTTGAGACTCAACACGGAAGGTGATGTAGAGATTGTTGATTCAAAGGGCTCAGTTCGTTACACGGACTCTGGAGCACCTTTAGGAGTTGATGACCTAGTGCGAGAATTCTTAGATTCGAATCCGCACTTTGTGTCAGCCGCACCTGCTACCACAAACACACAGTCAAATGTGGGTAGAGGAACCAACAGAGCACTAGACATTACCAAATTGGACATGAAAAGTCCAAGTGACCGCAAGCTCTACGCGGAATACCGCAAAGCCAACGGTCTAGCCTAAAATTTAAGGAAAATATATTATGGCCGGTTCTACCACAACAACACTAAACGACCTCTTACCCGAGATCATCCAAGAAGCAATGTTCGTCGCCTCTGAGCGATCAATCATGCGTGGCTTGGTAAAAAACTATAGCTTGGCTCCTGCTCAGGGAACCCATGTGAATGTGCCAATTTACCCGATTCAGACTGCTGCCGCAGTCACAGAAGGTAATGAAGTTACAAACACAGCAGTGTCAACCAACACTGCACAACTCACAATCAGCCCTGTTGCTATCCGCACATTGCTCACAGACTTGGCTCGCACCTCAGCTGCCTCCAATGTTGTTGCCGACCTTGGCAAATTGTTTGGCGAAGCTGTTGCTCGCAAGATGGACACAGACTTGACAGCATTGTTCTCTAGCTTGAACGCTGGTATCGGCGACAACACAGGTCAAATCACTGCTGCTAGTATCTTCCAAATGGTTGCCAAATTGCAAGCAGCCGCTGTGCCCACTGAAGGCATGGTCTGCGTGATTCATCCTGAAATTGCATATGACTTGAAGGCAGCGTTGACCACACAAGGCAACACTCCATTCACAGCAGGTGCTTATGGTGACAACGCCAATGAAGCCATGAGAACAGGCTTTGTAGGTATGTTGGCCGGTATTCCAGTGTATCAAACATCAAACATTGCCAACACAGGCACTGCTGGTGATTACAATGGTGCTGTGTTCCACCGTGACGCATTTGGTCTTGGCATGATTGGTGACATCGCAATTGAGACACAACGCCGTGCTAGTTTCCTTGGTGATGACATTGTGTGCTCAGCATACTATGGCACAGGCATTTTGCAGAACAACTACGGTCGTTATTTGGCTTTCGATAGTTCTATCTAATAGAGGCAATTGAAATCATGGCTTTCATATCATTCAATAACACAGTATTAAGCTTCGCCACAAGTGAAGACCTTGATGCTTTGGATGCTCGTTTGTTCGAGCAAAATGAAGGCCTTGACGCAAATTACATTCAGGATCAACTGATCCGCTCGACCTCTAGAATACTAGAACTGTTGAGATCTACCGATTGGTGGAGAAGTTATTACCTTGCTAGAAACACAGGATCTGGAGCCGTCCAGATCAACACAGTGGCTGATATCCCGCCCCTGGATCCCACCCGGATTCAGGCTCGCGAGGATGACTTCACTGACCTGTGTTGCTACTACGGTTTATACAACTACATTCTTCCCTACATTGCTGATTTTTCCAATGAAGACTCAGCTGAGCGTCGCAAGATGGCTTACTATCAACAGAAATATGATCTGTTGTTTGGTGAACTGATCACTGCAGGCGATTGGTATAATTTTGACAATTCAGCCACCATAGACTCTGCTGACAAACAGCCGGGTGTGTGGAATCTACGGAGAGTGAGATGAGAACAGAAATACTTGATTACTTCAAAGCCAACAAGGTCAATGGTTACACATTGACACAGGAACTGCCTTGGGACACCCAGGGCAATCCGTTGTACCTGAAGAACTTCAAATACATCTATGTTGACTCTGATCAAATTGCACAAGAACCTCTCATCGATGTGCTTAATGGTGCAGGCATTGTGAATGAAATCACAACTGTTCGCACCTATATCACAACAGATGCCAAAAATCAACCCTCAAACTATGCTACCATGGTCTCAACATTCATGAATGCCAGACTTGACACCGACATTACCGGTGTAACCCAACGAGCAACTCAAGTGTCAACTGAGTTCATTGGTGATGCCCAGGTAACACAGTTTGAATTCAGTTTTCGCGAACTGATTGTAAATTCACAATAAGGAAAAAGCAAAATGGCTTATATCTATCCAGCCCCAGGTACTGCTACTGAGGTGCAAGTTTGGTTACAGACCAACGGCACAGCAACTGGCAACCTAGTGGTGCCTGCACTGCAGGACATCACAATCAATGCTGCCACGGATGTGTTCACTTGGACACAACTGGATGAACGCAGTAAACTACAAGTACCAACCACTGCCACCAATGATGTGTCAATGAACCTGGTGCTTGACAAAGTGGCATTCTTCGGTGCCAATGTCACAGCCGCACAAGGTGCCAATGCTGCCTCACAAGGTGTGTTTGGTCTCAGCCGCAACAAAGATCTCTGCAATGTTAGAATCTTCATGGGCAGCGAAAGTGGCAATGCTTCCAGCAATGTCACAATGACTTGTCAAGGTTATGTCACTGGTCTAGCACCTGCTACATCAGCTGATAGCCCTGTGTTTGTGAGCCCTATCACAATCACTGTCACAGGTGATTATGCAGTGGTCACAAACACAGCACCAGCAGTGTAATAGTGATTTAATCACTGGGAAAAAGGCTCTTAACCGGGCCTTTTTTTATGACTGACTAAATATGTGTTCAAGAGGATTCACAGATGACAATAGACTCAAAGACTGACGAAGATCTGCTGAGAAGTTTACTAGCAGAAGTCGCCAAGGCCACCAATGAACTGCGTTGTGCCCGTGGTGATGTAGACAAAGCACAAAGCCGCCTGCAATTTGCAGTGGCAGTGTTGAATGAACTGATACAAAGAAAGCAAGATTAAATGGACATTAGTAAGTTTGCAAAAAAACCCGTAATAACAAAAATAACAATAGATGATCCTGAAGTTGTAGAACTGTATGGAGAATCAATTGAATTCCACATGTTGGATCAGATGAGTATATCAACATATTTTGAATTTTACAAACTGCAACAAGATCAAGACAGCGACAAACTTAATGATCTTCTTAGAAAGATTGTGCTCAGAGAAGATGGCACGCCTGCTCTTGCGTCGGATGAGATTCTTCCTGTTGATTTAACCCTGGGTTTATTAGTAAAAATAAATGAATTCCTGGGAAAGTCAAAAGCCAAGACATCAATCCCAACAACTGGGGAACAGTCGAAATGATCAATATAGGTATGCTTGCCAAACATTATGGCCTGCTGCCTAGTCAGGTGTGTGATCATGCCACCACCTATGATTTGATGATATTCGATGTTATGATGTCTTGGGAACAAATGCAACAAGACAAAGCCAATGGCAAACCCACAGCACCAAAGTTGAGTCAAGAGCAACTGTCTGAAATGCTTGCTAAAACAAAAAATCCAACCAAGGAATCCAAATGAAGGGTGATTTAGTCAAACGCATAGACCAACTGCAACAGGCATTGAGTCCAGATAACCTGGCCCGAGAAGCCTATGAGTATTTTCGAGACATAACTCCTATTAGATCAGGTAACGCTCAAAGAAATACCCGTTTAAGATCTAATGAGATCCACGCAGATTATGCTTATGCTCAACGACTAGATGATGGATGGAGTAAGCAACATGGTGGTGTTGGTATGACCAGACCAACTGAAAAGTTTATCCGAGACTACATTAACAAACAAGCGAAAGGCTGATCATGGCAGCAGTAGAAAATTTTGTATTAAAGATACAAGTAGTAGGTCAGGCAGCAGTTGATGGTCTTAAAAAGTCCATAACTGGTCTAGGTACTGCTGCATCTGGATTCAGTGCCAATGCTGGTAAGATGACATCAGCAATATCTGGCATTGTTGGTGGCCTAAGTGGTATGGCCACTATTGCAGGCACAGCAGGCACAGCATTTGTTGGACTGGGATTAAAAGCCATTAATCTAGCAGATGACCTAGCAGATATCAGTGATGCAACTGGCATTGGTGCTGGTGCTTTGCTTAACTTACAAAACAGTCTTGTGTTGGCAGGAGGCAAAGCTGATGATTTCAGCACAATAGCATCAAAACTCAATCAAAATCTTGGTGATGCTGCCACTGGCAATGAAAAAGCACAAAAAGCATTCCAAAAACTGGGTGTGTTTGTCACTGATGCCAATGGTGCTGTTCGCGACACTGGCGATGTATTGCGTGATGCTATTGCCAAGCTAGCAGCCATAGAAAATCCAGCCACAAGAGCCTCAATAGCAGTTGATCTTTTTGGTAAGACAGCAGCCAAGTTAGATTTTAGCAAACTCAATGCTGTTAATGATCCTTTCAAAGATGCACAAATTGCACAATTGGCAAAATACAAAGATGCCATTGATGCAGTGGGTAATGCAGCCAATAACTCATTGGTAACTGTGTTTGGTAAATTGGCCATTGCTATAGATGAAGCTGGAAAGAGATCTAAGAAACTAGATGACGAGGCAATGGCTCGAGGCAATGTCAGAGATCGATTAGGAGCCATGATAATTGAACGGCCAATGACCAAGGCTGAAAAAGACAAACTGGAACTCAACAACAAGTTAGCAGAAGCCTACAAAGATCAAGCTCGTGAAATGGATCGTCTTGGCAAATTAGGCAAAGAAGCAACTGGTGGAGGCTTTGGTGCTACTCCAGAAGCCACACTCAAAGCCATTGCTGACAGCGAAAAGCGATTGAGACAAAGTGTTGTCAACACCAATAGAAATATTGCACTTGCTGGTGCCAATGAAATACAATCAATTGAAATCAACTCAGCTGCTGAGATAGCTCGTGCCAGAGAAGAAATCTTCAATCAGGAAAGACTTACAGACGCACAGAAATCAGCAGAGTTTGCCGCCAAGAAGAAAGAAATTGAAACCAAGGCTGTGATTGACACAGCCAAGTTAAGATCACAAATCAGTGCTAGAATATTTTCTGAAGAAGAAGCACAACGCCAAAAGTTCAATGAAGAATTGGCAGCAGAAGAAAAACGCATTCAAGACATTGTGACTGCCAGTTCCAAAGTTGTGGATGAAATTGTAAGTCAGAATGCTGAATTGGCAACACAGGCCCAATTGGCACGAGATGTCATGACCATGAGTGATCGAGAACGAGCCAATGCCATTGAGTTGTTTAATATTGAACAACAACGACTTGCATTGCTGAAACAAATAGCTGATATCAAAGACTTGCCTTACGCTGAAAGAATCTCTCGAGAAAAGGCTGTTAATGATCTCATCAACCAACGCCGTGATGATGCTATTCTCAATCAAGAAACACAAAAAAGACTCAGTCAAGAGTTCTCAACTGGATGGCAACAGGCCTACAATCAATATGCTGAAAATGCTGCCAACAGTGCTGAACTAGGTCGAAATGTATTTGCCACAGCAACCAGGAGCATGGAAGATTCCATAGTGAATTTTACAAAAACTGGCAAGTTTGAATTCAAGTCCCTAGTGTCAACCATTGTAGAAGAACTATTACGCAGTCAACTTCGACAGTTGTTTGCCAGTACATTTGGCGGCAACATGTTTGGTGGAGGCGGTGGAGGCGGTGGCAGTTTGTTCCCTGCATTGCTGGGCTTGCCTGGATATGCCAATGGTGGCATGATTCCCACAAATGCACCTGTGATAGTGGGTGAGCGTGGCCCAGAGATACTAACAGGTGCTGGTGGTAGAAGTGTAATACCAAATGATGCCTTGGGTGGATCGACCATGATCACCTACAACATCAACGCAGTAGATGCAAGCAGTTTCCGCAGCCTTGTGGCCAGCGATCCTGAATTTATATTTGCTGTTACTGAACAAGGGCGTCGTAGACAGCCTGGACAACGGAGATAATTATGGCCACAACAAATGAAGCCTTTCAATGGATCGTCAACTCAGCCACTGCTCTCAGCATTGATGGTCGTGGTGTAGTGGCTTCCACAAGCACACGAGAAAATGTAATACGCACAGTGAGTCGTGGAGGCCGTGTGTGGAAGTTCACTGTGACACCTTCACCAGGTGCTACCTATGTAGAGTCAAGACCTTACCTGGCTCGGCTAGATCAAATGGATCGTATTACCATTGCTGATATCAATTTCAATCATACCGGCTTTGAAAACATCATTGGTTATCTAGGTTCAGGCACAGGCGGATTCACAGTGGTTGTGCCTTCGGGCACAAGTGTTACCACTTGCACTATCACAGCTGGCACACTGCCCAGTGGATATGTCGCCAGAGCAGGTGATTGGTTGCAAATTGGTGCCACTGGATCAATATACCAAGTGGTTGCTGATCCTGCCGCAGGCAATGGTGCCACTGTTACCCTAAACAGACCAATAGATGAGGCCGCTGGATCATACACAGGATATTTTGGGGCAAATGTCACATGGTCAGTGCTGTGTGTGCAAAGGCCCACCTGGACACTGGTGCCAGCTGGCAACAACATGCTGGTAAACTGGTCTGGTGATTTTGTATTCTACGAGGATCGAACATGAGCATCAATCTATCAGGATACAGTTCAGTTGGAGTTTGTTTGTGTGTGAGATTGGACATACCTTCATATGGTGTATTGAGATTATCAACATTCCACAAGGCCATTTCTATTACAGAATCGGATGGCTTTGCATATGAATACTCACCTGCTGGCATACTCATGAGTGTGAGTGAAAGTGTTAGTGAATTACGAGCCAGCTCAGTAGAAACCGCAGTTGGCCTGTCAGGCATTCCCATTGCGTATGCACAAGGAGTGCAGGCAGTGCGTATCAAAGGATCCAGGATTGAAATCCGCAGAGTGTTTACTGATCCACTCACAGACAATCCCCTGGCCATTGCAGGCAATCCCATATTCATGTTCCAGGGTGTTGTGACCAATTATGGATTTAGCGAACAATACAATGAGTTCAGTCTAGACTCCAGCCTTGTTATCAATCTCTCTTGCTCAAGTCTTGTGGACATGTTGAACACCAAGATCACAGGACGCAGAACCAATCAGGAATCTATGAATCAGTTTTATCCCAGTGATTCAAGCTTCAATCGTATCACCAATCTAATTGGTCGTCCGTTTGACTTTGGTGCTCCTGTAACTGTCACAGCTCAAGTATCACAACCCATGACTTCGGCCACAACTGAAATAGTGGAACAACCCTGATGCACACTAGATTTGCCACCTTTCAAGACATCCCTGCTGTGTGTGAACTGCTGAAAGAGTTTTCATCACAAGCACGAGTTGGATTTAGACCTTGGTCAACAGAACAAGACACACCAAGAATATTCAAGCTGGTCACACGCTGGCAACAACATCACTATGTGCGTGTGGCAGTTCGAGATAATGAGATCGTGGGCACACTAATTGCTGAACAAGGTACTGACTTCTGGGATCCAGAACGAAAACTATTGCAAGAGCGTGCCTGGTTTGTTAGTGAATCACATCGTGGCAGTCGTGCAGGTGCTGTATTATGGCGTGCATGGGATCGTGATTGTGATCAGTATATCACTCAAGGTCGTGTGCAAGCTGTTCTGTTAAGCACACAAGGACCCAGCACCAATTTTGATCCAGGCCGTAGAGGCTGGAAGCTAATAGAACAAACCTGGATGAAGGAAGCATAATGGCATTTTTAACCGCACTGGCCACAAGCATAGCAGGATACATTGGAGTCACCAGTACCATTGGTGTGCTCCTGGTTCGCACTGCTGTCACAGCCCTGGTAAGCTACGCCTTGAATCGTAGCATTTCAAAGAATCAATCCGCAACTGGATTTGATGCTGGTTCTAGACAGATGCTATCACCAGCAACCAATCACAAGATACCTGTGGTGTATGGATCAGCTTATCTTGGTGGTGCTATTACAGATGCAAAACTTGTAAATGACAACAAGACCATGTGGGTGTGTTTGACCATTAGTGAAAAGACAGGTAATCTATTTGAAACAGGTGCTGCTCCCACATACACATTTAATGAATGTTATCGCAATGCTGATCAAGCGATCTTCAAAGCAGATGGTATCACTGTGAACAACACTCGAGATGCAGATGGCAATACTGATGAGTCAATGAATGGACTTGTGAAGATCTACATGTATGCCGGATCAGGTGCAAGCACAAATCAAATTGCTCCTGTGGCTGCCAGTTGTGTTGGCAATGCCGCACCAACATTGAGTGCTGTGAATGCCTGGGATGTGTTTCCTGGGTGGACAGCACCCTCTGGACCAACACCTAATTCAAACATGAGTGATCTTGTGTTTGCTCTTGTGCGTGTGGACTACAATAGAGACAAGAATGTCACATCAATTGGTGATTACCAATTCAACATCATCAACTCATTAAGCAAGAGTGGAGATGTGTTGTTTGACTATGCTACCAACACAAGATATGGTGCAGGTGTGAGACTTAGAGAAATTGACACTGGTGAATCAAATGCCACAACCATCAGCCGCATGGGACTGGATTCATATGAATGGATTGACTTAGAATGAGCACTATTATAGACCTAAACACAGCAAGAACCATCACTTATAATGATGAAGCCAGTTATGCCATCTCGTTTGGAACCAATCTTGGTAATATAACTGCCAACTTGGCTGCATATAATACTGCCAATATTACACAACAGACCAGTCTCAATTCAATCACCAGTCCTGTTAGAGATTTATTGATTGATTTACAATTTTCCAATGTGGGCAATGTAAGCATGGCCTATGTAGGAACATATAGCAATATTGGTCTATTGCAAACAGCACCGGCTGCCTGGCGTGTGAATGGCATTAGATCAGTTGCACAATACACAGAAGCATTTGCCAATGTGAAATTTACAGATCTCACCGGTGCCAGTAACATAACACCAGAATATTCCTATGTAACAACAGTTAATGATCAGTCTGGCAACACAAGAACCTGGACCACCACTGTGAATGTGGTCACACAACCAGCTGTGAGCATCACTGGCAATGTGATCTATAATGAAGATACACTGGCCAATGTAACCATAGCCAATGTGGTAGTGGATCCTACATCTGTGGTAACATTTAGATTATATGCTAATACTATTCCCACATATGGTTCCATGACAGATGGTGTTATAACAGGCAACTCAATCTTTATTGATGGTAATGCCACAAGTCTGAACACACAAATTGCTGCCAATGCTCTCAAGTTCTTGCCTGCTAGTGATCTAGCAAGCAATGTGGCCAATGCCATTAGCTTTGCTATAGGCAACACAACCACAATTTATAGTACATCTAATGCCAATATTCAAATTGCCAACACACACTCTGAATACAGTTTCCCTGGTGGAACATATACCGAAGACACAAGATTGGCATTTGGTAATACTATTACTGATCTAGACACTAGAGCACTAAGTTTCACTGTGGGCATTCAACAAACAGCAGGCAACACAGGTCAGTTCTATGTGAGCAATAGTCTTGTGGGCAATGCCAATACACAGTTGAATATAACAAACAGTCGGGCCGCAATCAATGGCACCATTGAATGGATGCCTCCTGTGGATTACACAGGCAATGTCAGTTTCACATACAATCAGGTCAAGACCCTGGCCACTGGCAATGTCACACAAGCCAGCAATGTTGTGGCCAACTTTACTGCTGTGACCAATCCTGAGATATCCAACATGACGGCAAGAACTGTGTTAGGCAATGTGGTATCAAACATTTTTGCTAATACTACTCCATACATCAATGATGGTCCTGATTATGGACAATTATACACAATTACATTGAATAGTGCTCGTGGTAATTTTGGAACAAACATTGCTAATGCTCTGTTACAAAATACATTTACATCCACAGGCAATACCACCACTATCAACAACTTGTTTGGTAACATTGTGTTTGTGCCTGCACCAAACGCAACCAGCGGCAATTTTGTTTACACACAATCAAGAGATGGTGTTGCACAAGCAAATATCACTGCCAATCTTACTGTTACACCAAATGCATTGACACCATCCACTCAGACATTCACAGCAAATGGAAATGTTACTCTAGATTTTGCACAAAGTTATTGGGGCAATATTAGAATCTTGACAGTTGGTGGTGGTGGTGCTGGATCTGGCAAACAAGCATTTTCATCCACACTCAACAGTGCTGGTGCCGGTGGTGCGGGAGGCGAAGCAGTGGAAGTTAATGCCAGCTATGGCACAGCTAATGCACTAAGTCAAGGCACATATAATGTTATAGTTGGATCTGGTGCTGCCAATACAGTAACTACTGGCAATGCTCTTAGTGGCACCAGCAGTTATATTTCACAAGGTGCCAATGTTTATTTCACAGCAGCTGGTGGTCAAGGTGGTCTTGGCAATGGTGATGGAGGTGGTATTACATCATCCACTGCCCCTGGATATGCCAATTTATACATAAACACAAATTCTCCCAATCCACCAAATTCTGGAAACAAGGCCTACATATATGGTGGTGCCGGTGGTGCTGCTGGTGGTACTCCTAGTCCTTCTTTCTACACTGTGGAATTGCCTGCTGGCGTATTCCACAACTGGTATGGAAATCCAGCACCTGGATATGTAAGCAACATTTCTGGTGCTAATGTTTACTATGGTGCCGGAGGTGGCGGTGGCCAACCAAATATTGGATCACCAAGTGGTGGTCAGTCAGGCAATGATGGTGGCGGTTATGGCGGCGGAGGTGGCGGTCAAGGCGGCAATATTGGAAAAGTTATTGGAACTGCAACATCTGGTGTAGTAATCATTAAAATCACTTAAGGAAACAAAATGCCAACTCTAAATGCACAACAAATTAATGGCGTAGTACGCACAAGTGAGCCGGTATGGTCAAACCTAGAACGACTGGCCGAAGCCAGCACTGCTTGGTTTACCTATAACACACATGAGGGCCTGTATTCCTGGACCATCAATCAGGCAGGCAACAGTGTGGCCAGCATCACAGAAGCAGACATCATTGGTCCTATTCAAATATCAGGATCAGGCTTGACCAATCTCTACAATGCAATAGAGATTGAGTATCCTCGCAATGACATGAATGATCAACCTCATTATGCAACATTAAACCTGCCTGATAACCTGCGTAATGCATATGAACCAGACAATACCTTACAAGTGAGTTCTGAATTCATCAACAATCAACCACAAGCTGAACATTATGCCATGATTACTCTCAAACAGAGTCGTCTAGACCTTACTGTGACAATTGTGATGGATTACTCCAAGATCAATTTGCAAGCCGGCAACATCATTGACATCACAAGTGACACATATGGATGGACTGCTAAAGAGTTTAGAATCATGCGTGTGCGAGAGATTGAAGGTGATGATGGCAGCCTTAGATTAGAATTCTCCTGCACTGAATACGATGACACCATCTATGATGGTACTTGGGACAACTTCCTAGTAGCAGGGCCACCTGGCATTCGTTCAATCTCATCTATTGGCACACCTGGCACACCCACCATCACACTGAAAACTGTGGACAGTTTGCCAGCACAAGTGGTCAGCACCACAGTGCCTGCTGGTGTTGTGGATAGAGTGCAGTTCTGGGCAGGTAATGTCACAATCACAGGCAATGTGGCCAACACCAGTTACAATCTCATAGGCACACAAGCATCAACTGATGCCAATGCTTTTGCGACAGGCAACACAGTGGTATTCACCACAACTGGCCTGCGTGATGGTACTTGGGCCTGGAAGACTCGTGGAGTTAATGGTGAAGGAACAGGACCATTTAGCACAGTGAGTGCCAATGTTGTTTACACAAGAAATCAAGCACCTGATGTGATCCGAATTGACACTCCTGTTGTGAATAGTTCTGGCACTGTTATTGGTGGTAATACTATTACAAGTGGACAATTTGCATTTGTTAATTCACCAGCTGACACCTTGATATATTCTGGAAATAGTGTTTACAAAGGCATGATATTCACTGCTGATGCCTACATGGCCGGCATCGGAAGTGCGGTAGGCAATGTGGCAGGTGTGATTGCCCCGGCTGCAAATTGTGTAGTTGAAGTCAGCCACAACACCACTGCATTGGCAGACACCAGAACTAGTCTCAGTATCAAAGCAGGTGTTGCTGTGTATTATGCCACAGCACCTTGGAATCAAAGCACATACAACTCCAGTGGCTTTGCTGGATTGAGCTGGAGTAGTTGGAGTCTAATTGGTGCAAGTTTAGATGATTCAAGTAGTCTAACTGGCAATCTACGAATAAGCACCAGCACCAATGCTGTGTTGAATCTCAGCAACTCCACTGGAAATATCATAGCATTTGGTGTTAGTTCTACATTGATACCAGCATCCTGGAGCAACATCACACCCTCTATTGGCAACAGTGGTGTGCCTGTGATCAACTATACCAAGTCATTCTCTGGCAACACTGTGATATTTGACGCTGGTCCAAACACATTCCAAGTGCCTGGTATCACTGCCGGCAATAGCCTGATCAATGGTCAAGCCGACAGCTGGTTAAACTATCGTTTCTTTACCTAACAACTGGATTATTTTACGGTTGCAATAAATAAACGCATTGCTGATGCCTTTGTGTCAGCAGTATCCCCCTTAGGAGAGAAATTATGGCCGGTGTATTAAACTTTGCCCAGTATGTGGGTAGTCCCGATGAGATCATTTGTGAACAGTGGTTTCCGAGCAGCAGACGAACGCTCATTTACAACTTTCAACAAGACATTACCGGCTGGACCTTTGCGGTAGAATTCCAAACCATTGTGGTTGATCAAGTGAGCTTTTTACGCTACACTGGACAACCCAACTTTGCAGATTCAACTGTGATTGGCACATTCCCTGTGCAGACCATGGCGTCATTTGCAGGCGGCATTTATGTGCCCACCATACTCAATGCTGCCACTGGCACAGTACGAGTATTTCAACCCAATCTAATGTATACTGGACCAATCATTCCAGATGCAAGAAAAAATGTTCCCATCACTGTGTTCTCAACCACATGGACAGATGTGAACTCGCCCATAGCCAATGTGAACACACATAGGTATGCCCTGGTGCAAGCCTGGGAACCCGGAGTCACAGCAGGTGATCCCACACTAAGCACAAGTCCTCTTTATTCAACTCTAGTGGTGGCCTAACATGACCTACCAAATCATCATCACCGAGGAATCAGCAGCCAACATTACCATTGACAACAACACCACAAATGTGTCAATCACTACCAATGAATATCCCATAACCATTCAATACAATGCTGTGATTGAACAGGCCGGAGGCAATGCTTACGGCAACGCCAATGTGGCTGCTTACCTTGCTAGTTCAAGCCTAGCAGGCAACATCATCACCTCAGCCAACATATCTGGTGCTTATATCCTAGGCAATGGATCACAACTAACAGGATTGCCTGCCACTTATGGCAATGCCAATGTTGCGGCCAATTTGGCTGCATTTGGATCTAACCCCGTCAGCACAACGGGCAATATTACTGCGGGCTATTTCGCTGGTAATGGATCCTTGCTCACAAACATCACAGCAGGCAACATCACAGGCACAGTGGCCAATGCCACTTACGCACTGAACTCAAATGCCGCAACCTTTGCAGGCACTGTGACCACAGCGGCACAACCAAACATCACTAGTGTAGGCATCCTAACTGCTATAAACACAAGTGGCAATGTATCAGCCACAGGCAATATCACAGGCAACTACTTCCTGGGCAATGGCTCACAACTAACTGGACTACCAGTACAACCCGGCACATATGGCAATGCCAATGTGGCAGCTAACCTGGCTGCTTTTGCAAACAATCCCATATCAACATCAGGCAACATCACCAGTGGTAATCTAAATGTTGGTATAGATGCAGTGATCACAGGCAACCTCACTGTGAATGGCACAACAACCACAGTAAACTCCAACACTGTGACCATTAATGACAAGTTCATCAATGTGGCCAACAATGCCGCAACTGCCGCACAGGCCAATGGTGGTGGCTTGGGTGTTGGTCCTGTTGGTGGAGAATATGCCACACTAAACTATGATTCCACTGCCAACATCTGGACAACCAATATTGGCCTAAGTGTCACAGGCAATGTCACAGGCAGTGTGTTTACAGGCAATGGTTCAGGATTGACTGCCTTAACAGGTGCCAATGTTTCAGGAACAGTGGCCAATGCCACATACGCTCTAAACGCCAATGCGTCTACATTTGCTGGCACAGTTACAACTAACGCACAACCCAATATTACCTCAGTTGGTATTCTAACAGCAGTTAACACAAGTGGCAATATCAGTGCCACTGGCAATATCACCGGCAGTTACTTTCTTGGTAATGGATCGCAACTGACAGGTGTAACAGCAACTGATGCCATCCATGCCACCACATTGAGATTTCCTGTCAAGAACACATCTGGTGGCACCTTGGCACAAAACACTCCTGTGTATGTAACAGGATCTGTGGGTGCAACAGGGACCTTGGAAGTATCAGCATCACGAGCAGACACAGCCGCAACAATGCCTTGCATAGGATTGCTGGAGACTGCACTAGGCGTAAACGCATTTGGTTATGCAGTGGCCATTGGTTCTTTGAGTTCCACAAACACAAGCACATACACCATTGGTCAAACCTTGTATGTGGCACCCACAGGTGGACTAACACAGTCAAGACCCACCAATGCCAATGCTGTGCAATCAGTTGGTGCCGCTGGTCGCATCAATGCATCTACAGGACAAATTGAAGTTAACATTTGGAATCAAGCAGACTTGCCAAATCTTGGTTTAGGCAATGTGTGGATTGGCAATGCTGCCGCATACCCAACTCAAACAGTCTTGGCCACATACACAGGCAACATTGGTGCTGGCAATCTAAGTGTAAGTGGCAATGTGGATGCGGGCAATCTACGCACAGCAGGTGTGGTCACAGCCACAGGCAACATTAACGGTGCCAATCTTGTGGCGTCAGCCAACTTAACCTCAACACAACAAACCATTGTGGGCACTGCCAACAACGGTTCAACAGGCAACATTGTGATGTCGGGCAAGAACATTGCCACAGACATGGCCTGGTTACCAGACGGCGGCTCAGCTGCCACAGCAGTAAACGGCCGTATTGTGGTGGGCACAGGCTGGAACGGCAACATTTCACACAGTGCTCGTCAGAATCGTCTGCTGGTGCAAGATGCATTTGTTAGATCTAATACAACTACTAATACGCAACAGTTTGCGTCTGACGCAATTGTGAGCCTAACAGGCAATGTTACCAATAATTCATTTCGTGTTCAGGCGGTTGGAGCACGAGTGCAAATTGGTGGTGGTTCTGCTGCCAACACTATTAATGCAACCTTTGGAGTGGGATCAGTTGGCACAATAGCAGCACTACAACCCAACATTGATGTGGGCAATGCATCACCATACAACTTGGGTAATACTGTTGTAAATCAGGCCGTGCTCAATGGTGGATTCTTCACAATTAATCCTGGATCAACATTGACCAATGCCTATGGCATGATTCCTGGCGTAAACAGCAATGGTGCAGGAGCCAATGTTACCAACTACATAGGATTTGCAAGTCAATTGCAAGGTTATGGAGTTGGATCAGTTACAGGCAATGTGTATGGCGTGTATCACGGCAACAACTCAAGCATTAACACCACTGGCATTGGTGTCGCCAATGTGGTTAGATCAGCACCGGGATACTATGCGTTTTACAATGCTGATGATGTGGCACAGGTTCAACTGGGTAGTCTGCGTAGCTACAATGAGTTTGAATTTGCCACTGCCACTTCAGGCACTGTAAACATTAACAAACTCAATGCACAGGTGCAGTTCTTGAATCCCACTGCCAATGTCACCATTGGAGACTTTCAGAACTTTGTGAGTGTGGCCAATGATGGCACCAACAATGATCTACAGACAGACACAGTTACGCTGATCGTTCAGCAAGGTGCAACTCCTTACACTGTGACCATGCCTACAGGCAATGCCGCAATCAAGTATGCAGGTGGCGTAAGCACCATTGGTGCCACTGCCAATTCAGTGACCATGGTCAATATCACAGCAATGAAATCACTTGGAAATGCATTAGGCAGCACCTTGTATCTTGCCAGTGTGTCAAGTGAGTTCTCATAATGTTGGGTACATCTAACACAGCCTGGGACGCAGGCTCAAGACAATTGGTCTATAGGTCAGATGCCTACAGTGCCAACCTGCTACTAGCAGTGCCATTCAGCAGTAGAACAGGCATGACTGACATTGCCTGGCGTATTCGTGGATCAGGTGGATCAGCCACTGTGACAGATGGCACCAACACTGACATGGCAACTGACCAAGTGAAATGGACATCAAGTCCAAACTATGTGCAAAGTGTCAAAAGCACCAACACAAGTGGTCAACAAGCACTTACCTACACATTATCCTCAGCATTACCTGATGCCACTTCTGGATCAAACTCCTATGTAGTGGAAGGCTGGTTCTATGCCAATTCAGCCACCACCAATGCCAACTGGGCCTTGAGTTCAGCAGATACAAATGGTCGTTGGTTGTTTGGTATCAACACAGGCAGCACATTTACCTTTGCCAGTCAAAATGACTGTGGCATAGGTTCTGGTTGGCATCATGTGGCCATTGTGTTGGATTCAGGCACAAGAAGATTCTATTCAGATGGCATCTACAAAGGTGCCTGGGACACAGCCAACACAGGCTTTACCACACTGCACATTGCTCAATTCAGTTCTGTTGATTCAAACGACTATACGGGTTGGATACAGGACTTGCGAGTTTATTCAGGCACCAACCGAGGTTATACAGGAACCAATTCAGGTTCGGCAAACTTTACCTTGCCCTCAAGTATTATTGCGAGTGTATAATGAGTGGAATTGAACGCACAAGTCTAGACGCTCATGTTTCAATCTGTGAATTGCGTTACCAAGCCCTAAATGATCGCTTGGATCGCATGACCCAGGACATGGATGAACTCAAGATCATGATTCAAGGTCTTCATCGTGATCTTCAAGTTCAACAGGATCAGAGCATGAATCATTGGCATCGTGCTCAATGGGCAGTGATTGGCATTCTGCTGAGTTCACTGGGTTGGTTTGCGAGTCATTGGATTTCATAGGTCTGCCTATTTTTTTGTAGGGCAAGTCGCCAAATGTGCCTTCAGGATTTCTCCACAATCTACATTCCTGACAGCGTTCTATCCAGCCATGTGATCTTTTCTGAAAGTGTCGTCGGGGATTTTGTGTACAGATAATGCTACAATCAGGACATTTAGCAGGAGTTAGACGCAGTTCATCAATGGTGGCACCAGGACCGTGGTCAGCAGTAAATCTATAGGCTCTGCCTGTGGCAGCAGGTTGATCTGCTGTTCTCCATTGTACGCGAGCCAACTGCTCGATGCGTCGGCGAAATTCATCTGGGTTCATGATCATATTTAAGCACATAAAAAAAAAAGGGTTTTTCTCACCTGGTGTATAAATATTTGCGTAGGGCAGAAATTCCTGTTCAAGACCCAACCCCGGTTGGGAGGTGCATGTTTTTATCCCGTATAGATACCGCCATTTCTAGTCCTTTAAGTCATGCTCATGACTGCCCTACACCTTTGTAATAACCCACAAAAAGAAGTTTCCTAAAAACTCCCGCCCCTAAATCCCTCAGCTGTCACTGGGGGATTTTTTTGTCCAAAACTGTTGACTAACAACTGGATTCTTGCTATAATACATACATATTAAACAAGCAAGGGAGATAGAAATGAAACTAATTCAATTAAACAATTGGTGGTATGTTAAAAACAACAAAGGTCAATTAGTTGGTGCCTTACTAAATTTAGAAGAAGCACAAACTCTAATTGCCAAATTAGAAATTACAAAACCGTAGATCTCCCTTGCAAGAATCTATGAAGTTTAGGCCCTGAATTCCCAGGGCTTTTTTTTGGGCAATGTCTCCAGTTCAGTTTGTATATAATGACACTTGTGCTATACTAAATACTACTGAACAAGGAGATAGAAATGGCAAAATTTGGTTATACTTCACGCCGCAAAATGGATCCCATTAACGGGCGTAAATTTTCAACAGAGTATTTTAAACAATCACCCCGAGAGAGATCTCGTACTCAACAACACATAGATAGATGCTTGCAGGAACTGGGCAATCTAGCCCTGCAAGATTCTGAATCTATGGCAGCTATCACATCACCACTGCCCAACTTCAAAAGAAAAGAAACTGGTGGCTACTACTCAGCACTGGACATCATTGGTGACATGAGTACGCAAATGCAAAAAGGACATGACATCCCATCAGGCATGCTGGGTCGCTGGAATAGATTGTTTGCAGGAACTGGCAACGAGATTGACATGGTTCCACAGGCACAACTACCACCACCTACCAACTACAACAACTTGTTTGGGGATGATGAATGAGTTATATTCCAAACTTCAATGATTCACGAGTGCAAGATAGACTTGCCAAATCAATCAAGTTCTGTGAGAAATACCTAAGGGCTGACAAATCTCAATGGATATCCACAAGATGGATTGATCACAAAGACAACTTTGGCATGTCAGGCAATCAATTGAGTAAGTTTCTGCGTGAGAAATTACTGGTTGAGATAGATCCCACTTATAACATGCACACAGGCAAATGCAAAAGTTATGTGTTGAATCAACAGGGATTTGATGAATTAAAGTCAATGCTAATAACACATACAATAGCATATAGTGTAATAGATCTCAGTCGCCAACATCAAACTGAATTGGAAACTGGCAATTTTGAATATAACGAAAAGAGCAGTAGGCTATATCATCCTATACAAAACTATCCAAGAGAATCCAAAAAGCAATTGCTTGCTGAACAAGGATATCACTTTAACTATGACATAGTGTGTGCAATGCCTACTCTGATACATCAATATGCACAACAAATACCCGAAGTTATTGACAATCAAAAATGGAAGCAAGGTCCAATGGATCTTTATTTGTTTAACTTACGCAGATATCTTCGAGATAGAAAAGTCATTAGAGACCAACTGGCAACAGGTGCAGAAGTAGATAGTGATGTAATCAAAAGATTGATCAATGGCTTGTTTAATGGAGGCCAAATATCTCACAATACACAAGGAAGATCATTTGAAGAATTACAAAGAGATCATGCTAGAATTGAATACCTTAAACAACATGAGTTTGTTCGAGGTCTGATTGAGGACATCAAGATTTGTTGGCAATACATTGTTCCTACATTACCTCCTAGATATGGCAAACCAGACAAGAACGGAGTTGTCAAACGAATAGCATTTAGTTCAAAACGAAAGTCATCTCTGTATCGTGATCTTGAAAGACAAGTGCTTGACTCAGTTAGAGTTTATTTGGATCAAAGAGGTATCAAATACTTTTGTGAACATGATGGTTGGTCAACTGATCAAGAGGTCAATCTCTCTGAGTTGAAACAACACATAGCAAATCAAACTAGATTTGAAATTGACATAGAACAATCATGCTAATAACACATACAATAGCATATAGTGTAATAGATCTTATGAATACTCAAAAACAAAGCATTGAACAACTACGATCTGACTTCAAAAAGTTTGAATTTATTGAAATACTACGCAATGGATTTTGGCCTGTAAAAATACTACAACAAGAATACCACTGGATTGCAGATGGTCATGTGCTAGATGATTCGGGAGTTGAATACTGTCACACAGGAGAACCTTTTGGATATGATCACTTTATTCATATCGTAGATGAAGTCAGCATTGGCATCTCAGTTTATCAAGGAGATTGTTTAGAATCTGAATCAGCAAACACTGAGTTAAGATTTTGGATGTGTGATGATTCACACAAGATAGCATGTGATGAAACTTATGTGATTGAATCAATCTTTGATCTAGATAACATCTTAAAAAACAATTGGCCAAAATTTCTCAAGAATATATGGCCACAAGTTAACAAACATTTAATCTCCTGGTGTGGCCAGCCAACTGCAGATTTAGATTGTCAGCGATATAATAGAATAGTAGAATTTGTATGGAAAGAGTTTGAGCAAGAACTATACCAAGATCTTTTGAGATTTAATTTTAATGATGGCAACTGGAGTGCTTTGGACACAATAGAAAATTGGATTAAAAAATAATTCACAAATTTAAACACCTAACTATAACACAGGACATGATATGATACCCAACAACAGAACAGGCAAAGGCACAGGACTCAGACCACATGTGTGGAAATCAGGTACTGATCCCTTAAGACATGAACAGTACACTCAATGGCTACGACAACGAGCACAGGCTAACTTTAGAAAAGAAGGTTGGGCGATGCCATTTGAAGATTTTGTGGAGATCTGGGGCACTGACTGGGCACATAGAGGCAGAGCCAGTGAAGAGCTGTGCATGACTCGAACCAACTATGACCTGCCCTGGAGCCGAGACAATGTGGACATTGTGCCCAGACATGAACATGTGCGTAGATCATGGGTTGTGAAGTTTGCTCGTGGACAAACAGGACCCAAGCACAAACGAAAGCCTGTTGTATGACCTATCAACTACACCAACAAGACTGCCTGACCTGGATGACCACACAACCAGATGCCAGCATAGACATCATTGTGTCAAGCCCGCCCTACAACATTGGCCTAAACTACAACACCTATGGCGACAAGATGACTGCCCAACAGTATCTTGATTGGCAACAACTGATATGGACAGAAGCCTGTAGAATACTCCGGCCCACAGGACACCTGTTTCTGAACATATCTCCCACACGCAGAGATCCATTGCTGCCGTATCGTGTGGCTGACTCAGTGCCCTGGACCATACAAAACAGTATTGTTTGGTCAAAATGTATTGAGATAGATGGCCATGTAAGAGGACATGGAGTAGTCACTGCCAGCAAGAAGTATTTGCCAAACGGACACGAAATGATGTTCCACTTTACATCCAAAGGTCTGACTGAAATAGACATAGCCGCATCCAGCGTGCCATATCAACCTGCCTGGGCTGCTGATAATGAACGACGCACTGGCCGCAATTGGAGACCCACGGTGAACAACTGGCACATACCTTACGAAACTTGTGGATCGTTTGGGGGCAACCGAACTCAAGAACTCAAAGGCGACAAAAAGCATCCAGCCATATTTCCCAGGGAACTGGTGCGTCATTGTTTGCGAATGGCAGGAGCCAACAACACACACCGGGTGTATGATCCCTTTGCTGGCACCGGTACTACCTTATGGGTGGCTGAAAAGGAGTTTGGCTGTGAAGCTATTGGAACCGAAATAGATCCAGACTATGCTGCCTTTATACACCAGAGAATGCTATGACTGAGACTCCAATGAGTGTGGTGTTCACAAGACAGGCCATCAATGAAATGGGTGCTGAACCTTTTATGGGCTTGATCGCTGCCAGCATTCATAGAGATGTCTGGGATATGAATTCAGACAGCCTGATATTCTACATCACAGAAGAGTCTTGGATCTGGTTGTTGCTGAAACATCCTGAATTGGCAAGATCACGGTGGGTCCCTGACTCAAAATCTTAGAAAACGCCTCAAAAACCTCAATGAAATCAATGACTTACAACGCCTCTGAGTGGCTTTTTGCACAGCCAGCACCTCAGGGCTACCCAAGATCAATTAACCACACAAGATCTGCCACCGTTGCTGAAAAACAACACATTGCCAAACAGAATGACAAAATAAACGGCTTATATTATACTAACAACATATTAACAACGCTTCTAGGGAGCAACTGAAATGCAAATTTTTGATCAAGACCAACTTCATTGTATCAACAAAGGCCAAGTGCATAGACAAGTTTTACAAACTCAAATTCATGAGGCATTGTTTAACAATCCATTCAAGGCCAACTACATTATTAGTAGCATGCCCGGCTTGGGCAAGAGTTATGAAACAGAACTGGCATTAAGCACAATGTCAACCAAGCCACTGTTTTTTGCTGGCACAGCCAGTATGCCAGCATTTACTATTGAAATAGCCACAGCAGTTTATCTGGCTGGTGGTGCACCAATAACAGTGGTGTTAGATGACTGTGATGTGTTGTTTGAAAATAAAAATGTTGATACTACTAAAAAAATGTTTGACAGCACCCGAGCATTAAAATATGGCAAAGTGGCTCGAGGCCTGTATAGTTTCTGTACTGAATTACAAATTCAGGCAATTGAAAGTTTTGGGTCTGATTCCAGTGCTGGATTTTCGGTGCCACTTGATCATGTGACTTTTATTATTTTAACCAACAGACACCTGCCCACTGTTAATGAAGTGTCAGCAATGGATCCCACTTCCAATAAATCCAGCAAAGCCACTGATCTACATGCTATTCGTCGACGCACTGAATACAAAGAAATTGAAATGGAAAACAAGGAATTATGGGGTTATGTTGCTGATGTTGTGTTGAATGGCAAAATCTGTGAAAAATTCATGCCCACAATTACCACCACATCCAAACAACAAATCCTTGAATGGTGCTGGCCCAATTGGGACAATGTTACAGAACGCAATCTCAGTCTTGTTGAAAAGATGACCAAGGACATGGTTCGCTATCCTGCAAATTACAAAGATATTTGGAAAACTAATTATCTGCAGGTGAAAGGTTGATATGGACTCCGCAAATATTCAAACCATACTTGATCAACAGCGCAGTGCTAAACTGTTTGAAAAAGATGAAAAATTTATCAATAGATCAATGGCCAGCAAATTATATCATTCCACTCGTGATGACTCTTGGGAATTAAAGCAACGCAATGGAGCACAAAAAAATGCCAAAGAAAACAAGGATTGGCTTAAAAAAACAACAGATCGTAATCGTGCTTTGGCAAAAGACCCTGCTCGGATTCAGAAAATTAAAGAACATCAACAATTGCTGATTCAGGATGAGACTTACATGGCCACATTGACCAAACGCAATCGCGAACAAAATGGTAAAAAAATTATAACGCCTATTGGAGAATTTTCCACACTTACACAAGCTGCCGAAGCTTTGGGTATTGCAATGAATACTCTTCGTAGGTACATAACATGCCAAAAGCCTGGATATAAAATGGAACAAAAAAATCTGCATAGGCGAACCACAGGCAAACCAATAATGACTCCAAGTGGGCCATATGAATCGATATCAACTGCGGCA